AAAAAGATGTTAAGTCTGCAGAGATATAAATAATCAAGATATCTTAACATAATATTAAAAAAATGGATGAATTAATTGATTTGATTGCGACTGATAAGTCGCCTTCAGAAATCACAGATCAAATAAAAGATGTGCTGTATGCAAAGGCTTCCGAGAGAATAGAAGCTCAGAAACCTGATATTGCTGCTGCCATGTTTGATGCAACTGTTGATGAAGTAGAAGATGAAGTTTCCGATGAACCTGTAGATTCAGTGGATGATTCCTATGAAGAAGAGGAAGATGAGGAAGAAGAATCATAAATAACACTATATAAAGGTTGATTATACAAAATGGCATCTTTTAAGGTCGTACAAAAAATAGCATCTGTTACTGGAAACGCAACAAGTGGATCTATCGCATTAAAGTCTGGTTATCTTAGGGTAACACCAGCTGGTGGTGATGCATTTGTAGAAGTTGGAACTGATCCGACAGCAGCAGATGATAGTAGCATATATGTTCCTCAAAAATCTCCTATAGTTTTTAAGGAAAAAGTTGCATCTTCAAATATTGTTGGTGTAACAACCGCAGATGCTTCAACAACATTTACCTTTCCAACTGGAATGGAATCACCTTTTGCTGTTGGTGATACTATCGAGGTTACTGGCACAACTGGTTTTAATACAACATCTGCAACAGTTACTCAAAATATTCCAGCAAATTATGGATCATCAGGATTTGATGCGAGTCAATCTGGTAAAGTTGTAATTGGTGTAGGATCAAGTGATAAGGCAACAGCTGCAATCACTGGTGAACTTAGAAGAGTTGTAAAGGTCGCAGTTCGAGGAACTGGAAAAACACATATCTCAGAAGTACAAATAACAGGAGATTTCTAATGAAACTAATTACGGAAGAAGTATCAAGAGTAAAATTTATCGTCGAAGGAAAAGGCGCTAAAAAGAAAATGTATATTGAAGGTGTATTCCTTCAAGGTGAAATTAAAAATCGTAATGGTAGAATGTATCCTATGGCAACTCTTGCAAAAGAAGTTGGTAGATACAATGAAAGTTTCGTTAAAAAAGGAAGAGCATTAGGAGAACTTGGTCATCCAGAAGGTCCTACTGTAAACCTTGATCGTGTATCTCATAAAATTACATCTCTTGTTCAAGAGGGAAATAATTTTAGAGGAAAGGCACAACTTCTTTCTACACCTATGGGTAAGATTGCACAAAATCTTATCGGTGAAGGTGTAACACTTGGAGTATCTTCTCGTGGTGTTGGTTCACTCAAAGAAGACCTTCATGGATGCAAAGTTGTAGGTGAAGATTTCATGTTAGCAACAGCTGCTGATATCGTTGCCGATCCTTCTGCACCAGACGCATTTGTATCTGGAATTATGGAAGGAAAAGAGTGGATTTGGGAAGGAGGAATTCTTCGTGAACAGCTCGCAGAAAAAACACAAAAGAGAATAAACACTCTCGTAGATCAAAGAAAATTAGAAGAGCATAAGTTGAATCTATTCAACGATTTTCTCTCTAATCTCTAAGTTCTATAAATAAATACAGATTATTAATTTTTAATAACAATGTCCGTTGGTAGCAACAATTTACAAGAAATGGAAAACGCAGTAACTAAAGGAGCTGCTAAAGCTGATGCGATGCCAAGTCTAACTGGGACAACTCCTGGTCAAACTGGTTCGTATGAAGATTTAGGTGGCCCAACTCCACAAAACTATAGCCCTACAGATGATAGTGCTAAACTAAAAACACCTGGTACAACTCTTAAGCAAGTTAAGGATGTAGTAAACAAAGGTGCAAAACCAGCAGATGCAATGCCCGCTGGAAAAATGGAAGAAACAGAAGTCGAAGGTGACGTAGTTGCCGAAGATGAAGTAGTTACTGATGAAGTAGTTTCTGAAGAAGAAACAACAACGGATGAAGTGGTTGCAGAATCTGAAGAAATCGAAGAGGAAGAAACAGCAGAAGTCGAAATCGACATCGAAGCTGATCTTAATGCTCTTGTTGAAGGAGAAAATCTTTCAGAAGATTTCAAAGCAAAAGCAGCAACCATATTTGAAGCTGCTATTAATTCAAAAGTTCAAGAAATCTCTGAGCAGATTACTGCACAGTACGAAGAAAAACTTGTTGAAGAGATTGCTTCAATCAAAGAAGAATTAAAAGACCGTGTAGATTCATACCTTGAGTATGTTGCTGACGAGTGGGTTCAAGAGAACGAACTTGCAGTTCAATCTGGTCTTAAAGAAGAAATGACTGAATCATTCATATCTGGAATGAAGAGTCTATTTGAAGAACATTATGTAACAATCCCTGAAGAAAAATATGATGTCATCGAGAGCATGGTAGATAAACTTGATGAAATGGAAGGTAAACTCAACGAGCAAATCGAAAAGAATATTGCTCTTAATAAGAGATTAGCCGAGTCAGTATCCGATGTAGTCTTTGCAGACGTAACTGAAGGTCTTGCCCAAACACAAAAGGACAAGTTAGCATCTCTAGTAGAAAATGTTGAGTTTGAAAGTGAAGAAGCATACCGTGAGAAGCTTGGAACGTTGAGAGAATCTTATTTCCCAACACAGAAAGCTCAAAGAAACACAACAGAGAATCTAACAGAAGAGGCAGGTTCCACAGATTACACTGCTAGTGTAAGTCCATCTATGGAAGCATACCTTAAGACTCTGAATAGAGTTTCTAAAAAATGATTTTTATATCATAAATTCAAACTAAACTTTTAAAAAAGGAAAATTTCAAATGCAAGCCCCAATTAATACCGAGGCTTTACAAGAGAAATGGGGACCTCTACTAAATGCGGAAGGACAAGATCCTATTAAAGACGCACATCGTAAGATGGTTACTGCAGTTCTCTTGGAAAACCAAGAAAAAGCATTAAGAGAAGAAAGAGAGTTTTTAACTGAAACTCCAAACGTAAACACACAATCAACCAACTCAGTAGCAGGTTTCTCTGCTGGTGCGTCATCTCCTGTCGCAGGTTTTGATCCAGTGTTAATCAGCTTGATCCGTCGTGCAATGCCTAACTTAGTGGCATACGACCTTGCTGGTGTTCAACCAATGAATGGTCCAACAGGACTCATCTTTGCGATGAGATCTCGTTACGACAATCAGAGTGGAAGTGAAACATTCTACAACGAAGTCGATTCAGCATTCTCTGGTCAGAACAAAGGAGACACAAACACAGGCGGATTCGTCGATGGAAACGTTGGTTTGGGTACAACTGCACAAAACGGTGCAAATCCAGGTCTACTTGGAGCAACAGGTTCAGCAGCACAGCAGAAGATCTACAACGTAGGTCAGGGTATGACTACTGCAGAGTCTGAAGCACTAGATGGTACAGGTGCAGCTGGATTCAACCAGATGGCATTCTCAATCGAGAAAGTTACCGTTACTGCTAAGTCAAGAGCACTAAAGGCAGAGTACAGTTTAGAACTTGCTCAAGACCTCAAAGCAATCCACGGATTGAATGCAGAGGCTGAGTTAGCAAACATTCTATCAACTGAAATTCTTGCTGAAATCAACAGAGAAGTTATCAGAACAATCTATAATGTTGCTGAAGCTGGTGCACAAGTCAATACAGCAACTGCTGGTACATTCGACTTAGACGTTGACTCAAACGGAAGATGGTCTGTTGAGAAGTTCAAAGGTTTGATCTTCCAGATCGAAAGAGATGCTAACGCAATCGCACAAAGAACTCGTCGTGGAAAGGGCAACATGATCCTATGTTCCGCAGACGTTGCTTCAGCATTAACAATGGCAGGTGTACTTGATTACACACCAGCGTTAAATGCAAACTTAAATGTAGATGACACAGGTAATACATTTGCTGGTGTTCTTGCAGGTAAGTTCAGAGTCTACATCGACCCATATGCTGCAAACGTTGCTGCTTCACAGTACTACGTTGCAGGTTATAAAGGTACATCACCTTATGACGCAGGTATATTCTACTGCCCATACGTTCCTCTACAGATGGTACGTAGTGTGGGAGCAGACAGTTTCCAGCCAAAAATTGGATTCAAGACTCGTTACGGAATCGTTGCAAACCCATTTGCTAAGGGAGCAACACTCACCACACCTGGTGTTCTTTCACGTAACAGCAACGTATACTACAGAAGAGTTAAAGTTGCAAACCTTATGTAATTCATATTTTACATATTTTTCAGAGACCCTTATGGGTCTCTTTTTTTGTCTAAATACATATAAAACTATAAGAAGATGAAACCAAGTCCAAAACAGACACAAGAAGCTCATCAAAATTATAAGAAGGTTTCTGAGCATTTAATCCGTGAAGGATATGCATCCAATCAAGAATCTGCTGATGATATAATCAAGGGTATGAGTGAAGAGTGGTTTAACTTAATCATAGAAGGATGAAAAACTTTAAAACTTTTATATCAGAGGCAAAAAAATGTCCTCCTGGTAAATACTATTGTTTCACTGATAAAAAGTGTAAAAAAATCCCAACAGGATATCGTGTTGGATTTGGTGGTCGTTTAGCTCCTGATAACGACGAAAAGAAAAATGGTAATGGAAAGAATGGTAATGGAAACGGTAATGGTAATGGTAATGGCACCAATGGTAACGGTGGTGGCAATGGTGGTGGTAATGGTGGTGGCAACGGAGGCGGTGGAGGTGAGTAATGACTAATCCATTTGCTAACCAGATACAAAACCGTAACTTTCTAGCACCTGTTGGTTTTAAGTTCACCTTGGCAAAATATCCAAAGGTTTCTTTTTTCTCAAACTCTGCTAGAATACCTGAGTTATCACTTGGAACTGCTACTCAACCATCTTATCTAAAAGATATAGATATACCTGGTGAAAAATTAACTTATGGTGATTTAGTCATCAGATTTCTTGTTGATGAAAATATGCAGAACTACATGGCAATGCATAATTGGTTAAAAGGCATAGGATTTCCTGAGACCCCTCAACAGTTTGCAGATCAAACTAAGGATAGAGATGGTCTAAATGATCCTCTAGAAGTGTTTAGTGATGGTAGTTTACACATACTTAACAGTAATTTTCAAGATGTTGCTATTGTAAAATTCAGTGATCTATTTCCAGTTGCACTAACATCTTTAGAATTTGATGCAACGGAAACGGACATAAACTACTTTACAGCAGAGGCAGTTATGCGTTATACTGTGTATAATATATTTGATACGGATGGTAGAACTCGTCTATGAACCTTGAAAAAATTCAAGAGATGTGGGAGCGTGATGCAACCATTGATCCTGATAATCTACATGATGAATCATTAAAAATACCTCAACTTCATTCAAAATACTACACGATATATAATACTATTTCGTTATTGAGAGAGAAGGCAAGAGACTCATATAATCGTATTCGTTTAGAAAGATATAACTACTACACAGGAAAAGCACCTGCAGAGGTGTATGCAGAAGATCCATTT